TAGTAATGCTAAACATCACTATATCTGAGCAAGAAGCCCGCGTCATTAACGCTGCATTGTGTGAATTGCCATATAGAGTAGCGGCTCCGGTGATTAGCGCGTTGCTTAATCAAACCCAAGACCAGCTACACAAAACGGAATCTGAGAAGCACGCTGAATGGGTAAAGAATGTTGCCAGCAGCGCAAAACCATAACCATAGATAAGTAAAATGCCACTCGAAAGTCCAACAGTCCGCGACCCATGATCCTTGAACTGAAGACATCCGCAGCCATGCTGACCGCCGGAACCTTCGGCGTGTTTGCTACCGCAACGCCGGTCATGGAGTCCTTCGGCTGGCTTCGCACTGTGGCAGAACTGGGCAGCTTTGGACTGGTCGCCTTTAGCGCGATCATGCTGCTGGTCAAGGTCGCTCCGGCTTTCATCAACCACTTGGACAAGGCGCGTGATTCTTTCCTTGTCGAACTTTCCAAAGAGCGCGAGCAGCGTCACGCGAACGCGGAGAAACTCAACCAGTCGCTGCACCAGATCGACCAATCGATCCGCGATGTCCATCACACTTTGAAGGGGGTCAAGTAAATGAGCGTCAAAATTCAAGACTGGAACAAGATTGCCTCCAACGTCGTCCTCGTCGCGCAAGGGCCGGATGGCAAGCCTGCACTGCTTTCCGCCGACAAGCCCGCCGGAGCGACCGCGGAAAAGTTTACCTACACCAGCGGCAAAGTAACCAAGGTTGAATATTTCTCGACCTACAATCCCGCGACCGAAACCGGCACGCTCATCGCCACGAAGAACATCCGATATAACGGCGACGAAGTTAAGGACACTTACTGGACGTAAGCAGTGGCGACTTTCGACTACAATCCGATTACCGGCCAACTCGACCTCGTCGGAGCGGGGGGCGGGACGAGCTACATCAATGGAGTAGTGGCCGACCCGACGGCATTGCCCGTTACCCTTGGGACGCCAGCACTGGACTCTGTCTATCTTGCCAAAGCCGGAAGCGGCGTGTGGCTAATCAACAGACGGCCCGCGGGACTGTATTGCCGCGTTGCCAATAACGGAAATTTGAACGATTGGGTCGCGCTGGGCGCGTTTCCAGAGATTAACTCTTCTGCCAACTGGGAACTCTACGATGGAACTGACCCCACGAAAGAATTGAAGTTTGATTTGTCCGGCATCTCTACCGGAACCACAAGGACGCTGACTGCGCCGGACACATCCGGCACCATCGCGCTCCTCTCGAATTTTCTCGGCGCCTTCAAAGATGCCGTAGTCCTCGCGCCCTCGTCCGACATGAGCGTCACCAGCAACGCAACGCTGGCGGATATCAGCGGCATGTCTTGGACCGCTGCCGCTAACACTTCCTATTTGTGCGCGTGCGCGTGGCAAGTCGATTGCGGCGTTGGCGGCTTTCAAATGGTTCTGGACTGCCCAAGCGTCTACGTTGGCGGCTCTTCGCTCGCTGGTTATGGTTTCACCGTCAACGGTTCAAACACCGTGGCTGGTCTTGCGCAGGGCGGCGCAACGGAGGTCCGTGCAGGAAGCCGTGGCGCCTCGCAAACTGGTCCGGTTTTTTCCATTTTCGCTTTCCGCACAAGCAGCACCGGCGGGTCGGCAAAATTCCGCTTCGCCCAAAACGGCAGCAACGCCGCCGCCAGCGTGCTTAAAGCGCAAAGCCGCGTGCTCGTTCTCCCCATGACATGACGACCGACGCCGCCCTCATCGCCGCCGAGTCCCACTTGGCCACCTATGACTTTGCCGGAAACCGTCCGACGTTGCTGCTGTATTTTCTGCAACTGCTGACCGCTGCCGCCGCGCAATCGCCCAAAGCCAACGCCGTCCGCAACTGGATCAACGCCATCGTTTTCACCGCTGCCGTCGATCCCGACAATCTTGCTGCCTTCCTAACGCCGCCGCCGCACACCTTTGCTGAAGTCGTGGTCGAAGCTGCACAAACATTGTTGCCCGTCCCTTAATCGTCATGGCAGACCATGCCCGTCGCCGCCGCCAACGAAGCCAAACCCTCAAACCCTTGACCCCTATCGGGCGTGCGGGTGTAGTCAAAACATGCATCTCTTTCTTATCCTCGCCGCTTTGACGCTCACAGGCTGCGCCAACCTTTCCGAAGTCCGCTTTGGGTGGGACTTCGCCAAAAACACCTTGCACGTTTCTGTGCCACTTCAAAAACCAACCTCGTCCAAATAACATGATCGACTACATCCTCGCCCGCCTCAAAGAACCCTCCACTTATGCCGGACTGGCCACGCTGCTTGCCCTCGTCGGCTGGAAACTTTCGCCGGAGTTGATGGGCGCGATTGCCTCTGCTGGCATCGCCGTCATCGCTCTGATCGAAATCGTTCGCCGCGAAAAGAAGTGAGCAACGAACAAAAGTTCCAGCGGGATCTCGACCGCTGGGGCGTGAAGCATTTTGCGGCCAAGGAGTTTTTTTACCGCGGCGCAAGCGACGAGAAACTTAACCTCAACACCGACCCTCCGGCGGAACTGTGGCCGAACATGGAGCGCACCGCCAAGGTGCTGGACGAGGCCCGCAAGCGACTGGGCGCGTCAATCCGTATCACCAGCGCCTATCGATCACCGGCATACAACAAGCGCATCGGCGGCGTGAGCAACTCGACGCATGTGCGCTTCAACGCGACCGATCTGGTGACGGCGCAACCGGCCTCGCTTTACCTCGTCCTGCTCGACCTCCGGCGCGAGGGCATGTTCAAGGGCGGGCTGGGATTGTATCGCTCGTTCGTCCATTTGGACACCCGCGGAACTAATGCTACTTGGAGAGGATAGAGCCGCGTCTTACTTGTTCGACGTAGGCGAGTTTGAATCCTCGCCGGATGTCAGCGACGACGCACCGCGCAACTGCGAGTCCGGCAGCATTGCCGAAGCGGAATTTTTGGTGAGGGCGCAGCGCAACGGCTGGCACTGCTATATCCCCTTTGGCCACGCAACTACCGCGGACGTCATCTTGTTTCGGCCATTTGGAAGGCCGGTGACTGTCCAAATAAAGAAGGGCGTCTACCAAGACAGGGGTAGTGGTAGTTGGAAAATCATGGCGGGGGCGGGAAAGCCGTCATGCGCTGTCAACCCAAAGGACTACGGGAAACGCTATCGCGTGTATCAGCGAGGCGAGTTCGATGTGTTGGCCATGTGGGTGCAGGAAAAGGAGTGCCTTGTTTTTTGGACGCTCAACGAGTTGATAGAACGCGGAGTGTCCTGCGTGCGCTGGTATGCCGGTAATGCCTGCAACAACTGGCAAGTGGTGGACGAAATGGCCGAGCGGCCTATTTGATCTGCTGTTGCAGCGACTCCAGTGCCTTGCTCATCGTAGCCAGCGAGGCGTGCGTGTAGCGGTTGGACATCTCGACTGTATCGTGGTCGCAAATCATTTGCCGCACCTTCTGGTCAACGCCCGCGTCCACCAATAGCGAATTGGTCGTATGCCGCCACGAATGGAAAGTCGCATCCACGACCCCGCGGCCTTTGCCGGTAGCCTTCTGACGCGACCGGACGATGCCCGCCTTGTCCAAGATGCGGGAGAACTGACCGCTGGCCACTGACACCGTCAGCTTGTGCAGGCGCGGCGTGATGGGGCCGGTGCCTTGCAGGCTGGCCAGTTCCCCGATAAGCGGGACGGCAACTACCTTGCCCTTGCGAGATTTCTTTTGCGGGACAAAGCGCAGGACGCCGCCGTCAATTTCTTCGTGGAAGCGGTTGCAGGCGTCCCAGAGCCGCATGCCGTAGTAGAGTCCGAAGAGGCAGGCGACCCGCCATTCCTCGTCCACGATGGCAAGGATGCGCCCGATCTCGTCCGGTGTAAACGACCGGCGCTTGGCCGCGTCCGAACGGCTAATGGTGAGCAGTTCCGCGGGGTTGACGTCGATCTGGCGCAGGAGGACGGCCCGCCGGAAGACTGACCGGATCGTGGCGATGATGAGCGCACCAGTGTTATCCGAATAACCCTTGTCCTTGAGGTCGCGGAAGAAGGCGCTGATGTCGTCCGGCGTCATGTCGCGCAGATCGTGGCTAACCCGCACGCCGAGCCAGCGGGCGAAGTGGGCGATGTCGGTGCGGTATTTGTCGATGGTCTTGGGCTTGGCCGTCGTCTTGGCCTCGACCCAACTTTCCGCGGCCTTTGTCCAAGTGACCGCCTTGCGCGGGCTGGCGATGTTGGCCAGCCGCATGAGGCTATCGACGCGATGGGCATACCATTGTGCCGTCGGTTTGACCGAACGAAGTTCCCGCGCCGTCCGCTCCATGTCGTCGGCAAAAGCCTTGGCTGTGCGTTTAGGGGTTGTTTTGTGCGGTAGCTTGGTGCTACGCATGGTGAGTCGCCAAAAGCCGCCAGACGGGCTTTCCGGCGCAGCAACCCACACTCTCATGCGGGCTATCCAGTAAGGTGACTTGGGGAGGGTGGTAAGCGATGCCATAACGAAGTGAAAATTAGCACTATTAGTTATGCAATGAAATACCTAAAATGTATGCAAAATTGTCACGCTTTACTCTGTAACAGAAGGGAAATGACCAGTTATGGGTTCAAGTGAATCGGGCCTGTTTTACTCTGTTAAATGATCGCGTAAGGCCGGAGTTAGCACACCCAGTTAACACTCATTTTAGATATTGCATACGCTTTAGATCCGCGTTTGACTAAACCGTATGCCTTACGCCGACCGCGATGAGCAGCTTGCCGCCATGCGGCAACGCTACGCCGAGCGGTATGCCGGTGACCCGAAGTTCCGTAAGGCCGAATCCAAGCGCAAGGCCCGCTACTACGCCGAGAACCCAGCCTACCAGCGCCGCGTGAAGCGCAAGGTGAAAGCCCGACGGGCCGCGTGATATTAAAAAGATGAGACGGGTTGGACTGTAAATGTCCGACCCCTGTTGTTACTTTCGCGGGTGATATGGAACACCAAGCTATTAAACTCGTTTTGCAAATCGCAGAAAGGGAGGGTTTTACCCCATCTGAATTGTTGGCCAGCGCCATTGACAACTGGCAGACAGTGCATGACAGTTGCCGACATGAAAAAGAAAACGACGAAGGACGGGAGGGCGGCGGATCGTGTCCGCAAGACGCTCTCCTTGCCGCAGGATCTGACGGCCCGCATCCAAGAGGTGGCCGACGACAAGTATGCCGGTGACTTCACAAGGGCCACGCTGGAAATTCTGGCCACGCGCTATCCCGAAGCGCGGCAGTTCCTGCGCGAGAACACGACCTACAAGCACAGCCGGAAAAAATAATTTTGGCTCCCCGAACTTTTTTTATTTTTTGCTATTGACTGTCCGACACTCCAACGGCAGACTGTCAGACAGTTGATGAATTAATCGTCAGCTATCCACACACAATGAACATACAAAACACAACGACGGGCGCTGGGACTTCCGCAGCGCAATACCGCGATGGTCAAACAATCCGCCTTCCAAAAAATTGGACGATGGAATTTGTGATGAATTGGGATGCAGACGAGCCGTATTTGCAGGCGTTCGTCTATTCGCCACGCGGTCGCAATCAAGATGGCGCAAGCCTCAACGCTGCTCGCCATGAAGGAACGACGACCGGCCAAGAAATGCATGACATTCCGCAAGAGGTCATGGCCGCGATCTGCGACGAGCGATTCGACGGATACGCCTAACCACCCACGCGGGTTCCACCCCCGCTTACATTTTAGCCCATGCCCACCACCGAACCCACCATCCGAAAAACCATATCGTTCCCGCGCAGCCTCGCCTTGAGGCTGGCCGCGGATGCGAAGTCCGAGCGCCGCCGGTTCTCGCCGCAAGTGGTTAAAGCCCTTGAGGACTTTTTTGCGCCCGTAACTGTCAGACAGTCCAAGGGAGGCCAGCGATGACGCTCGTCGATAAAGCCCGCAACGCCGTCCCGCGGAACGGTCGCCACAACTACGACCAACTCGTCGAGCCGGTCGCCATCTTGCGCCGCAAGGGGTGGAGCTACGCGGACATCCACTACTGGCTGCTGGAGGAGGGCGAACACATTCACCACGACCCAGTGACTTTTGCCTCTGCCATGTCGCAGCGGCTTAAACACAAAGCAAAAACACAATGAACACACCCGAACCCCAATACCAAATCGCCCCGCTGACGATGATGGAACTCGTCGCCATCCGCGTGGCTCTCAAGCAGGACATCTGCCGTTTCTTTAAGTGGCGGCACGACGCCAAGTGGCGTCAAACGATCCGCGAGTGCATCGCGGCTTACCGCAAAACGGAGCGCATGGAGGTGACACTGTAATGGACTACCTCCTCGTCGCCCTGCTCGCGGCCATGTGGCTTTGCACCGTCATCGGTGCTTACAGCGCCGGTTGGATGTCCGGCTGGGACAAGTCCCAAGCGCACACCAAGTGGAACCGCTGGCTGCTCCGCAAATACGAAAACCGCTCCGTCCGATTTTAGGCATGCACCAACCCACAAAACAAAACCCGCCCCCGCAGCATGCCGCGGAGACGGGTCACACAATGAAAGACCAAAATACAATGCATACAGAAAGTGGTCAACTCACGTTGGCCAAGCAAAAACCGGTCGAGATCAGTCTCGACTCCCACGGAGTGCAGTTGCGCTCTTTTGATGAACTTGGCCGCTTTTGCAAGGCGGTCGTGAACAGTGGCCTCGCGCCCAAGGGCTTTAGCAGTCCCGAGGCGGTCATGGTCGCTGTTCAGCATGGCTTGGAACTGGGCCTCGCGCCTATGCAGGCGCTCCAGTCCATCGCCATCATCAACGGCAAGCCCTGCATCTACGGTGATGCGGCGCTGGCGCTCTGCACCGCCCACCCGTCGTTCCTCGACATCGAAGAGACGGTTGGCCGCGACAAAACGGCTGAAGGTCACGTTGCCACATGCATCGTGAAACGCCGCGACCGCAGTGCCGTCGTCCGCACGTTCAGCGAGGCTGACGCGAAGAAGGCGCAACTCTGGGGCAAGAGTGGGCCTTGGCAGCAATACCCCAGCCGCATGCTCCAGATGCGGGCAAGATCGTGGGCCTTGCGCGATGCCTTCCCCGACGCGCTGCGCGGGCTGGGCATCCGCGAAGAGGTGGCCGACTACCAAGTGAAGGTGGGTCGCGGGCGCGAAGTCGCGTCCAGCGTAGTGCTACCGGAGCCGACAACCGCCGCGGAGTTTTTCGACACCGCCGCGGAGCCGTCTCAACGCGCCGCTCTCAACGACAGGGCGACCGGCGAACTGTTTGCGGAGGTGCTGAAATGAACGCCGACCTCGTTTGGGCCGTCGAGTGGCTTGACACGCTGACCGACCGGCTGACCGGCGACCACATGGTTGCCGAGTTCATGGCCGAGTTGGAACACCGCCGCACGCAAAGCGATGCGCTTAACTCCGCGGCGAAGGAGGCCGGAATATGAACACCGGCATCCTATCGTTGCCGGAAAAGCAATACCGCGAAGCGGAGGGCATCAGCAAATCGGCGCTCGACTACATCGCGCCGCCGCGGACGCCCGCGCATTTTCGCGCATACATCGACGGCCTGCTCCGCGTCGAAACGACACCGGCCATGCGGCTGGGCCAGATGATCCACCGCGCCATCTTGGAAC